TGTGCAAAACCAAATGTAAATGGTGGACCAATAAATCTTTGTGTAAATAAGGCAGTGTCAGTCCAAACATAGATTGCATCACGGCCTCTAACCGCTCCCATAATTCTAGATCCATCTGCAAGTCTCTGTGTACCGGCAGTATTGGTAGCTGTTGGCGTGTAAGTGTTAATGTCTTCTTGATTAGAAAATCTTATAAACATTTCATCTTGTGTGCTTGGTGTTCCTATCGTAGTTTCTGTTCCAAAAAATACTAAGTGCCTATCAGGTGTAGATACAATCATATCTCTTGATGCAGTTGGAGCACCCGATATAATTGTAGCTCTTGTTGTCGTTGCGTTAGCAGCGTTTGAATCCCATTCAAAAACTTGTGCGTTGTGTATCAGTGCAATAATTTTACCACCAAAATTATCGATTGACCAAAGACCTGGATCTATAACTAAGTCTCCAGATGCGGCTTCACCCCATGCCACGAAGTCAGAAGTGTTTGTGATTGTAGCACCATCAGAGTGTGATGCAGCTGTTGTGCCTCTCGCCCCTCGCGTCACGCCTGTTAATGTATTGCCCGAGATTCCTGTGTAAGACATTTCTTCAGATCCTATCTGTATGTGGTTTGTTCCAGTTGATGGAAAGTTAACAACGCTTGTTAAAACAATCGTTGTTGTAGATGCATCGATTGCTCCGTTTAAAGTTGTTGTAAGTGCATTAGCAACTGTACCACTCCAAGAAGCTAGACCCCAACCAAAACCTGGTAACTGTTCTGCTGGTCCAACTGAATAGTAAGATTGTACTCTGATGCCTCCAGAAGCTGTTGCACCTGATCCAGTTTCATTTGATGGCATGGTAATTGTTATTGTTAAGTTTGTTGGTGTAGATGTCACCATAAATTTTTTATCATCAAAATCAGAAGCTGCAAAATTAGAACCTGTAATAGTGCTAAAGTTATCTAGCAATACTATATCTCCAGGTGCAAGACTGTGACCAGAAGAAAAGGTTATTGTAACTACAGCTGATCCATTGGTTGTAGTGAAAGCATTAGTAAGCGACGTTGTAGCTCTAATAGGATGTATGTCGTAGAATACACCTCCTGAGTAGGCATATAAAATTCTGTTTGTACCTATGATTGAAAACTTTTGACCGCTTCTATTTACGATGTGGTGCATAGCTCTCGCTGCACCTGTTAATTTGTTATTACCTAGTTGCTGCCAACCACCTATTTTTTCTGGTGTGCCATATCTAAATCTAACATTATCACCACCAACCCATTGGCCTTCTGCCTGAGTATCCGTAATCTGTTTATTGAAGCCTGGTAAGAACTGTACTTTTTGTAATGCCATAATATACCATTATACTAATTTTTGGCTAAAAATATAGTCCATTCTAAATCAGAGATCAAATCATTTACGTAGACTTTCATCTTCTTTTCTCTGCGTATATATTCATGTAACTCTTCTAGATCAAGAATAAGCCATTGTTTAGCACCTTCAAGCACCATCTTTTGAGCTTGTGAATCTAGTCGTCCGCTTTGTGCTGGCCCTTCTTCAGGTAGATCAAACATTTCTCTAACATCAAATTTATAAAAAGCATTCTGTCCTTTTATAATGCCTGCTATGTTCCATGATGTTTTTTCTTTAGGGTATTCTATAGCTGTTAATTTTTTAGCAAATCTTTCTACTATCATATTAAATTAAATGAAATTGATACTCTATTTTCTTTTTTCATATTAGGCTCTACAGAATGCATAAGCCAGCTAGGAAATAATATTAATTCTCCTTCTCTAGAAAAATGTTTAAATAAAGAACTAGTATTGTGATTATAATGTAAAATATAATCTAACCAATAACTTTTTATAATTTGAGTGTATGGGCTATAAAATAATATATTAGAATCAGATGAATTTTTTACATAATAAACACCTGACAAAATAGCTCCAGGATGATCGTGATAGTCATTGTAGTCTTTATATCCATTTATATTTATCCAAATATTTTCTAATTTTTTAGTTGGTTTAATCTGTAATAATTTACAATAATCTTTTGCGTGTTTTAATATTTCAATAGCTAGACTATTTAAATTTGGATGGTTGCCTGTTAGCAACTCAGACTGCCATCCTCCTTGATTAGAGAAAGAACGTCCCTTGGGATCTTTATCTCGTAAATGGTTGCAATAAGAAAGAATCTTTTTTTGATCTAATTTTAAATGTTTATTGTATATACTTATTTTAAATAAATCATTTAACATTATAAACTTGCATTAAAACCTTTTAATAATATTTCCCAAGATGTTCTGTTAAAAGGAAATGTTTTGTATAAATTATCTCTGTAATACTGCGTATCTTTTTTTAAATGTTTTTTAGTTCCTTCCCATAATAAATTATTTTTAAGATGAGCTGTTGTAATTTTATTTGCGTATTTCCAAAACTTTGTGTTGTGAATAGAACCTTGATTATAAACCCAAGCAATAAAATTTTCATATTGTTTAGCTCTTTCATCAAGAAGTATATTTACTGTGTCTTCATCCATACTGTCATGTATATAGTCATGAAACCATCTATTTATATTTTCATAGAAAACACCTGACAGTGCTTCCATAGGTTCATAAAATATTGCTCTGTTTCCATTTTTAATAATTCTATTGTTTAAAAATTTTCTAGATCTGTATGGTTTAAAATTAAAATCTCTTAAATCTTTTTTAGTTTTGTTAGATTTAAATATTTCATTAATCTCATCAACGGCCTCTTGTTCTGATGTTATATTGTCATTAAATAAATAACCCCATCCTTGTCTGTGAGTTAATGGTATACCAAACATCCAACCATTTTTATGTGCGTAATGATAAGTGTAGTTCCAATTACCTGGTTCAGGTATTAAATTAACAAAAGCTCTATTGATAGGCAAAGAGTTACACATATGATAATCAGAATATTCATCAGGATAACCTCTACAGTCTATTACATAATCATAAGTGTTTTTACCTTTTGTAAATAAAATAGTAACTTCTTTATCATTTTGTTTTAACTCTTTAATATCTTTGTGTAGAATTTTAAATCTTTGACCATAAATATTTTTAGCCCTGTTAAACATTTTTTCTGATAGCGCAAAATTATCAAAATGCATTGCGTAGTGCGTTGGGATAATAGGACTAATAAAATCTTCTTTTCTCCAGTTTTTATAATGAACACCTAGCTTTACTGTAGAACTTAATTCTGATGAGTTTATAAATACATTGTAGTTAGCAGCCTCCCATAGTAATTCAGGAAGATTAACATTACTACTTTCACCAATACCTAATATTTTTTTACTGGGATTATATATACAGGTTACTTCTGATTTTTCTACGTGTCTCAAAAAATGTAAGACAGACATTACTCCTACAGTGCCTGCCCCTATAACTGCTATCTTCATAATTTAAAGTTTCTAAATCTACTAGGTAAACCTAACATTGATCTATTATCATAAAGGTTAGATGTTTTGTAAGGTCCCTTTTTGTCGTTGTAATGAAAAAATACTTGGCCACACTCTTTACCTTTGAAAGGTTCTCTCCAATGTTCTAACTCAACTCCTCTGTATAATAACATATCACCAGGCCTTAAAGTTACTTTTATACCTTTTGCATTACTTGCCATGGTAACTCCTCTTCTTCCTCCTTGATCTTCTGGTAGACCTATATTTTCTTTTGGACTTATAAAGATAGGCCAATCATCACCACCAAGATTCATCGTAGATGATATCTCACAACTAAATCTATCTTTGTGTCTTTCCAAAATATTTCCTTTTTTATATAATCTTGTATATGCGTATGTTGGAACTAATTGTGTTGAAGTCTTTTTTTCTATAAAAGGTAAAGTATCAATTAACAATGTTTCCATCAAATAATCTCCATAAATAGAATAAGAACCTGGAACTTGAGGATCATTAAAAATACCATGCCAGTCTGTAGTTATATGATATTCTTGAAGCTTTCTTTCTGCAGCTTCTCTCATTCTTAAATAGTTGTAAGCTACTTTAGCTACGTCTTTTGATATTACTTCTCTTATAACTTGATATTTATTTTTGGTAAAACTCATTTTGCTACGTCCGTATGAATTGCTTGTAAATTAAAATGTATAAATCTAAATGGATCTATACCTCTATCAACAGGAAACTCATGCGTAAGGTAGCCTGGAAAAAATAAAAATGTTCCTGGTTTTATATTAAAGTTAATAGACTCAGCTCCCATTTTTAAATCTTTATCATTCTTCATAGGTAACTTTGTCATTAAAGCTCCTGGTCTTGGGTCATGAAAAATTGGCATAGATGTTTTATCACTACATTTTAAAAAGTAAAAACCTGATACGTGTTGATTCCAATGAACATGAGAGTTGTGGTTTCCTCCCCCTTTTTTAGCAAACTCTTGAACCCACATTTCTTGTAAAGACAATTTAAAATTAGTTAAATCAAAACCTTGTGAATCTAAAAAGTTATAGCTTGTACCAACAACAATTTCTATAAACTCCATAAATCTTGGATCTTCGTATAGTTTAGTTGAATGATGAGTTACACAAAAATCTTTATGTTTTTTATTTCTTTTTTTAGCTTCATTAATATAAGAATCTGTTACCTTAGTTAGAGGCTTAAGATACTTAGGCTCATAAACATCCCAAACTGGTGTTGGGAATAAAACTGAATTATATAAACTACTCATCTAAAATCAAATCCTTCACACCATACCACTAAGCTGTATCTCTTTCCTTTCGTGATTGGTTCTACCTTATGCCATATCGTTGAAGGAAAAACAACAATACTTCCTTTCTTTTTTAAAGCAGGCACTTCCATAATATCCCGTGGATTTGCCATTACTTTAAAATCTCCTCCTTCATATTCTGAAGAATCATTTAAAGAAATTACAGCAGACAATTTTCTTTGTACTCCATTTTCAGTAGGAATTGGAAAAGTATCATTATGATAATTATAAAACTGATTAAGTTTATACTCTGTATATTGAATAGGTTCTGTTCTGTACCATTCAAAATTCCAACCAGCATTTTTATTTGCTTGATCTATGTAAGACCTAAAAGATTCATGCAGCCAACGTTGATCTAAAAAACAAATATTTGACGATCTCATTTTTGAATCAATCCTTTTTTCTGGTCCTATGGTTCCTTGTCTTACTCCTTCTTTCTTTGCTAATTTGTGAACTTTGTTGATCCACTTATCATCAAAAGCGTTTTCCCAATACCAGAAATAATTTTTATAATACATTAGATTCTAAATTTTTACTATCTGCAAAAGTTGTTGTAAAAATTATGGCGGGTCTATTAGAAGTATTTTTTCCTACGTAGTAATTAATATCAGAATCAAATAAAACAAAACTGTTGTTTTTAAGTGTGTAAGCATGCCTTAAATCTGGAAACACCACATCAATATTATTTTTAATATGTGCTCCATAAATCATTGTAAGGCAAGGTTTTATTTTATGATTGTTATATAAAACATTATTTCTTGTATTCGTTTTTTCATTTGGCATTAAAAAATTACCCCAAGAATCTAAAGGAGCTATAAGTAAATTTTTTAAAACTTTTAAATATTCAACAAAATAAACGTTTAAAGCTGTTCTTTCTTTTGAATGACCTAGTGAATAATCTTCATGTCTTATATCCAAAGGGTCTGTATTTTTTCTATTATCTGTTATGTAAACGCCGTCTAAAACTAAAGCAGCTATAAAATCGTTTGGAAAAGGATTTGGCGCAGGAAAATTTACTGTGCCTGTTAATATAGTTTTGTCTTTTATTATGTGTTCTTCAAAAGTTTCTTTCATAATGTCTTTCTAAGATATTATATCTTAAATAGGATCAGTTGGTTTAAGATCTCCGTCAGCTGGATCTTTCCATCTTTTTTCAGTGTCATCCCAAACACCATTTTCAATCGTACTTTTAGGTTTAAATTCTCCTGTTTCAGGAAGATATGTTCCACCTATTTGACAAAGTGGAGAGTCAGGGTCATATTTTTTCCAATTTGACCAACCAGTTAAATTAGTTAAAAAAGTAACACCTGCAGCTTCATCACCGTTGTTACAGTCAGAATCAGCCACCACAGTTAAACTGAGTACTAAATTATTATCATCTATTTTTGCAAAGTGAGCCATTAGCCTGTGAACGTCCCTGATGATGTAAATGAGTGAATAGTGTCACTACCATCTGTTGATGTTGATCCAGAAGTTGTACAAGAGTCTGCTGTAGCTCTTCTGATAACTACTACACCAGAACCACCTCGGCCACCTTGGTGTGGACCTGGAGGGCCTGCATGGCCGCCTCCTCCGCCACCTAAACCATTTGTGCCGTGTGCTGCTGGGTTGTGATTTCTTGCTTGGCCACCGCCACCTGATCCGCCTGGTGCTCCTGGTGATGGATCTCCACCGCCCGATGCGCCGCCACCACCGCCAGCATAAAAAGTTGCTGATCCAGTAATATCAGATTGTGTACCGTTTCCGCCTGTAGTTGAAGGAGGTACTGTTCCAGATGCGCCGCCGCCTCCGCCGCCGCCTGGTCCGCCATTGGCTCCTTCGGGAGGAGAATATCCTCCTTTATTTCC